TGTAGTACTTGTCATAGATGTCAACTACAACAGGGTCTTTGAGAACATCTTCCCTAGAAGGAAAAGTCCCTGTGGCTGCGTGGGTTGAATATGATTGAAGGTATGGAAGAAGATTGAATCTGTATCCATCATCATTTTTGTCGTTAGGTTGAGTGTAGGGATATAATTGAACTATTCTGTCATTTAGTGCGTCCGCATCAGAGATAGGAACAAAAACAGAAACTTTTGTATTAGGTATTCCTAATCCTCCATTTGCAACAACCCTTCCAACAACTACTCCATAATCGGAGCAATCTCTGGGGTAAACATCATTCTGAAAAATCTGAAGCGATAAAATCTCGAGAAACTCAAAATCTTGGTCCAGTTGAAACGAGATATTCTTATCAATACCAACATTAGTGTTTATTCTCAGCGATTGTCCCATCTATGGTTTTAATGATAAATATTTATGGTGTTTTTTTTCAAAAACACTTTTTCCTAATCAAAATATACCTGGAAGTAAAATTAAATAAAGATGTTAGGAGAAAGATACGTTCTGTAAATTCTTTACTCTAACAACAATATCTTTCTGAGGATATCTAACTTGGTAAACTTGGTCTGGCTCAGCAAAAATTGTGTCGTCAACGGGACGAATAATTTTTAATTCTGGGTCAGAGTAAGGCATTGAAGTTTCTGCTCCTGAATATTGACCACCAACTTTATTACTAATTACAATGTCCGACACCGTGATAACCCCAGTCTGGTTTTGCACAATACTTCTCAACTGAGAAAGGTAAACATTCTGACCTAATTCTCTTCCAAGTGGGTTAAAATATTCTGATATTCTGTTAACAATTTCCGAAACAACCTGACCTGAGTTTTGAGTAGCGTCCAAAACAACAGAAACTTCAACCCCAAGGTCAATTACATTTGCAGTGGTAATTTGTATGTAATCGTTAATCATTCTGTAATTTGACAAATAGTTTGCAACATTTTGTTTCAAAGTATTTGAAACAATGTTTGTCAACTTACCAGAAGTATCATATGACAACAAGTTAATCAAAATCTTGTTGTTGTTCTCAGTGATTGATACCTTAGCTGGCGCACCAAATTGACTTGGCATATTTCTCAAAAGAGACTCGTAGTCATTAACAGTAACAGCTCTTTGCTGAGCAGAAAAGTTAAAACTTACATAGTTTCTAACCTCTTCTGTTGTGGGGACATTTGAACCTCCAATAGCTGCTGTTGGATTATTACATCTTAAAGAATTGATTACTGATGAATTGATTGTTTGAGAAGGTCCGTTTACAAAAAACGAAACTGTTCCAATTTGGTTGATTACGTTCGTACCAATGTTGGTAGCTAAGCCACCACCAATTCTATACTGAACAAAAAGAGTTGAGTTAGGTACTAATGTTGAACCAAGAGAAAAATTATTACTAATCGATTGAAGGTTAATTGGTGTTCCAAGATTTGTAAAAGCATTTAACTGGTCTTGTGCTGAGGTTGTGCCTCCACCAAAAGTCATTTTCAAAAAACCTTCAGGGGTGAATTCAGTTATAAATCTACTGTTTGTTTGAACATATCTTCCAACTTTGATTCCTGGTTGGTCTGAAACTTTTGTTGGGTCTTCAATAAAAACTCTATCTTCAGCAAGTGCACTAACTTCTAGCCATCTATTTTCTAAACCCAAAAATTCAGATGCTGTTGGTACATTTGTATAGTTTGTCCCTGTTTTGAGAAGTACACTTGTAATACCCAAAACGTTTTTCTCTGGTAAGAAAAGTTCATAGAAAGGTCTAACATCTGCAGGATTAATAACTCTTTTGAATACTTTGGTAATTCCATTAACAACTAATTCTCTCTTAGTAATTGTATAATTTATCAAATTACCATTCGCATCAAAGTTAGGGATTTTTGTTCTGTTTGGGAAACCAGAGCTATTGTACGGTGACGCAAAATCAACATCATTCTGATTCTCAAAAGCTATTCCCGCTCCGAAGACTTGTGAACCACGAGTTAGAATACCCAGGTATCTCTCATCTTCTTTGTCCCCAAATGCTGGGACAGTAATTGAAAAATCAACTAAAGCAACTGAGGGTCTTTGACCTGGGATTTTTAATCCGTAGGTTCTGGCTATGTTATAAATTGAAGAACGTTGCTGAGCATACTGCAAAACAGTTTCCTGAATACTTCTGTCAATGTTATAATGCAAGTTATCTGCTATGGCAGCATTTAAATCCAAGAATACTGAAAATACTGAAGCATCATTAAAATCCTGAATAAGTTCAGGATAATAAGTTCTTACGTAATTTTGTAATTCTATTCTTATACTATCATAATCCCTTGCAGTATAGGAAATTCTGTTGTTCGCCATATATTCTTAAATATTCAATATGATAAAATCACTTTGAGCAAAAGTGTTATTATCTACAGCATAATCAATTCGCACTTTTGCCGTGTACTCCGATGTACCCTTTCCCGGAACTCTGAAAACATTGTCCCTCGCTTGTCCAGGAATACTTTCACCTCTAGCTAAAGGGACTTCATCCGCCGGGTCTGCCGGTTCTATTGTTATGTTGTTAATTAATAAGTTTGGCATAAATTGTTGAACAGAATCTCTAATGTCTGCTTCTATTGCATCGAAAGTAAGTCCATCAAAAGGTTCAAATAAAAACTCATATAATCTAGTACCAAAAGTAGGTAGATAATATCTCGAACCTTTTTTTGTCAAAAGCAAGTGAATTAGGTCACTTCGAATTTGAGTAAACTGCGTTTCTGTTAGCAACAAATAATCTCCTTTGTTTGAATTTTCAAAAGGAAACGCTAAACCATATGTTACTCCATCTGCCATATCAGATAAATATACCTTGCTTTTTTTTATAAGAAACAAAAAAAGCCCAACACTTTCATGTTAGGCTTTTTATTTATTGTGTTTCAACTTCATTTATGCTTCACAAGCAACACAATGAAGGTCATTTACATTCAATTTCTTTCTAGCAAATGCTTGAGCAGAGTTCATTGAATGTTGGTAATACAAAGTTTTTACTCCAAGTTCCCACGCCTCAACCAAAAGTTTGTTAACATCCTTAGTAGGCATATCGGGTGAAATCATTAAGTTCAATGATTGTGCTTGGTCAATATAATCTTGTCTTACAGCCGCCTGGTTGATAATTGAAGATTGATTCACTTCTGCGAACGTGCGGAATACCTCTTTTTGTTCTTCAGTCAAAAATTCAAGGTGTTGTACTGAACCATCATGCTTCTTAATACTATCCCATGTAGTTTTGGTGTCCTTACCAATTTCAGCAAGTAACTTTTTCAAAACAGGATTTTTAATGGTGACCTTCAATTTAGCAACATCTTTAACATAACAGTTAGACCAAATTGGTTCGATTGATTGAGAAACCTGTCCAAGAATGAATGCTGAAGAGGTGGTAGGTGCAATTGCATTTAAGGTAACATTTCGTCTCCCGTATCCAACAAGAGTTTCTGGTTCACCAAACATTTCAGCCAATTCTGCAGATGCCTTGTAAGACTTATCTTTAATCAACTTGAATACTTCAACATTCAGCCTTGCAGTATCTCTACTATCAAAAGGAAGCCCTTTTGATTGAAGTAATGAATGCCACCCAAGGACTCCAAGACCTAAAGCTCTCTGACGTAAAGCAAAATTATATGCTTTTTCGAGGTAGAAGAAAGCTCGTTGCCCTTCGATGGTTCCATTGTGACGTAGTTCATCAATCTTAGAAATGAATTCAGTAACGACAGCATCAAGGAAGTAAACCATCATCTCAACAGCATCAGTATCCTTCCACTCTTCGTAGTGAAGCAAATTCATTGATGAAAGTACACAAACGAATGATTCTTCCTCAGAATTATGCAAAGCAATTTCAGAACAAAGGTTTGAATTGTAAATTTTCATTCCTTTTTCCTGATAAACTTCAGGTGCTTTTTTATTCATTGTATCTGAGAACATGATATAGGGATATCCAATCTCACCTCTACGTTGAATTACTTTAGCCCAAATTGCTCGCTTAGCTTTGTCTCCAGCAATCATTTCTTCCATAAACTGGTCTGTAACGGTTACAGCATGTGTCAAATCCTGAATTGGAAATCCTTCTGTACCAATTTCCAAAAACTCCATAATGTCTGGGTGTTCTACTGGAAGATATGGTGAGAACCTACCTCTACGAGTTGACCCCTGAGAGATGTTATCAACCACACTTTGAAACAAATTCATAAAATGTACTGCTCCAGGAGCATGTCCATTATCTGTGATTTCAGCCCCTCGGCCACGAATGTTACCAAAATAACCTGAGGTACCGCCACCCATTTTACTCATTTCACCAACTTCTGCTTGAGTATAAAGAATTGATTCAATGTTGTCACCAACGTTTGAACCAAAACAGCTCACTGGTAAGCCTCTCTTCTTTCCGAAATTAGCCCACACAGGTGAAGATAGCGAATACCATCCTTTACCCATGTATTCATAAAATTTATCAGCAAAACCATCAATACCGAGAAGCTTTTCAGCATGGTCTGCAATAGTTCTGATACGTTGTAGCGGTTCTTCACCTTCGCTAAGATATCCTCTGCGAAGAAATGTAATTGACTCTTCATTAATCCAGTCAAAGGGTTCTCTATTTTCCATATTATTATTGTTGTTTAATTAAAATAAATCGTTAAGTGTAATTGATTTTGACTTTTTGCTGTAGTTGATACTACGCTTGTTGAAAAAGTCTGTGTGTTTTGTTGTGAGAATTTCGTCATCAAACCACTCTGTTGTTTCCAAAAGTTTTGCATCTACTTCAAATACATTATCTATACCAATAGCATTTAAAGATAGGTTAAAACGGTGTTTAATAAATTCAATTGTCTGTTCTTTTGTAAGGAAATCCAAATCTCCTTTTTCGAAAATCCAATCCACGATTTCTGACTCAGCATAGAATGCGTCCTTAGTAGCTTCAATCAAATCATCAACCAACTCCGGTGTCCACCAACTTGGATTTTCTTTTTTGATGAGATTAACAATATCAAATCCAAATTCAGCGTGAATATTTTCCTCCTTAGAAGTTGCCTCAACAGCATTACTCATTCCTTTCAAAACATTTTTGTGTTTGTTGAAAGACATGATAACTAAAAATTGAGAGAACAAAGAAACATTCTCAACGAACATTGAAAACAACACAACAGATTCAAAGTAGTCTTGGTTATCAATAGCTTTGGTATTTGAAATCGCTTTTTCCAAATATTTTATTCTACGGCGGATTGCCGGAACTTCCAAAAGATTTTCAAATTCACTATTCAAACCCAATAATTGAATAAGGTGAGAATATGCGTCTGCATGACGAACTTCAGACTCTGCAAAGGTTGCTCCTACACTTCCAATCTCTGGTTTAGGTAGTTTTTTATAGATATCACCCCAAAATGTTTTTACCGCAATCTCAATCTGTGAAATTGCTAACATCGCACGTTGCACAGCTGATTGTTCTTTTTCACTCAAGTGTACTTTGAAGTCTTGAATGTCCGAGGTAAAATTGAACTCGGTATGAACCCAGTAGGAGTGTCTTATAGCGTCAACATACTCAACCAAGTTTGGATACTCGTAAGGCTTCAAATTAACTCGCTTGATGAATATATTTGGTTGATGCTTTGAGCGATAAATAATATACTCTTTAGCTACGTCGTTTAAACCATTATCCATTAGTTTGTTCTCCACCATATCATGGATTTCATCCACATGAGGGACACTAATCTTATTGTTCCTAAAGATACCTTTCTTTGTTATTCTTGCAATCTTTTCAGCCATTTCTTGGTCGACTTTACCAACCGATTGCATAGCCTTTAAGATAGCGTTCATAATTTTATTTTCCTCGAAAGGGACTTTATCACCACTTCGTTTGATAACGTAACGTAGCTCATTAGAGGGTTGAATGTCTGTTGTATTCATTGTTTTTAGTTTTGGTTTTATAATGGCATATAAAATTATGTATTTGGATTAAACCAAATTATTTGGTTGCTCCCTCTGTTTTCTCTTTTCCATCAACTCTTTAACTCGGTCACTTTTCTTTTGTTCTTGTTGTTCTTCAAATCCTAAGAAAGTAACTGAAGATTCCGTGTCGATGATAATAAGCTCATTGTCAAACTTACAATTCTCAAACACCACACCGTCTTGTCCAAGACGGGATTTGGTGATTGCTATTGTTGCTAACTTCATTTCTTTTTGTTGAAGTGTTTTTGCAACTGAAATGATTACGTGACCCACTTGAGCTTTTTTGATAGAACCGCCCATTTGGTCAGTTGTTACAACTTCAGAGGAAATCGAAGACCGATTACCTTGTGTTGCAGTCCAACCCGCAATTCCAAGCTCGTGACACATAGCTTCAAAGTGACGCATAACAGAACCTTCTGCTTTCCACTCATCATTTTTTGTGTTGTCAGGAACAACACAATCGATATAATCCAAAGTTATCATATCAATCTTAGTTCCATCTGCAATCATTTTGCGTACCTGGTTTTTGATTTGGGACATGGTCATGGTGTCTGAAGGCAATTTTTTCAGAATCAGTTTGTTTTCCATAGTATTCTGAATTTCCTTTACCTTGTCCATAACCTCGTCTTTTCTCATAGACAAGTTATCCGGTTCAATACCCGTCCAAATCGTGAAGTGCTTACGCTGAATTATCTTTGGGTTATCCTCAAAGAAAATCTGTAAAACATTGTAACCCATGCTAAATGCGGTATTTGCAATTTTAGTCATAAGGGTTGTTTTTCCAACACCCGTTGGTGCTAATACAACACCGATTTCACCTTTGGCTAATCCACCTTTCAGCAGTCTGTCGATACCATCAATACCCATAGGAATAGGGTGTCGATAATCATCATTCAAAACATCATCAAGACCATTAAACACATCTAATGTACCTGTCTCTCTTTCACCCACCTGTAAGGCCTCTCGAACCATACTCTCAACCTGGTCATACGACTCGAAATCACCATTTGTGATGATTTTTTGTGCTTTGTCCATTGCCTTCTGAAGCTCTTGTTGTTTACAGAATTTGAGAGCTTTTTCTTGAACAAAAACACTACCATCGAATGGAGCATCTTGTATTTGCTTGATTGTATCGATTACTATTTTCAGAGCAAGTTCTTGACTTATCTCTGCCTTAGCGATTTGCTCAAGAGTTTCAAAATTTGGTGTAGTTTGATATTTTGCATGGTACTCCTTCACCATTTGAACAACAAGTTTGAAATACTTGTTGTCAAAGTATGAAGCTTCTAAAACATCAACAATCGACTGGGCGAATTCTTTATCTAAGATGAGTTGGTTTAATAGTTGGAGTTGAAAAGTGTTTCCTAGATAATCAAAATTCTTCGTCATAAATCTGCAGTGTATTCAGTAAATATTACCGAGATAGGTCGTAGTCCATGTACTCATAAGACAAATCTTCTGTTGAAAAAGTGTCAGTCAGTCCTTTCAAAATATTTTTCAAGCTGGGACGCACGTCTACCGTGTATCTTACTTTTGGAGGGTATAATTTTGCATCGAAAATTCGGTGAAAAATAATTTCGTCTGCCATTTTGACATACATGTGAAAGTTCTCTGGACCATCTGTGTTTGAGGTATTCAAGATTTCCTGGTCAAGATAAATCGCTTCTTGGTTATCCATCCTGTACATGACAGTTTTCATCTTCAAATCATTTACCAAATCTTCCTCGACTTGTTTCATGAAGTAAGCCAAGTCATATGAGCGACCAGCTTGAGAATTAAAGTTACGAACGTTGAAGAATCGTTGCACAACAATATTATCATTGAGTGTCAACAAAAATTCCATTTTGATAAGAGTTTCTTCTTTCATTTTAATTTATTTTAGATTGATTAAATTGTCTTTTTTCTTTTCTTG